ATGGAATCAATGTTGATTTTTCTAGCACTCTGTGCTGTTGGTGCATTTGTTGGTGGTGTTGTGTTTGTATCTGTTGTAATGTTTTTGGAGAGCATAGATGACTAGAGAAGAAATTGAAGCAGTTATTATTGATGAGCTTGAGTTTTTAATTAAGTGGGAACAAGAGCTTGCTGATGATGTTAAAGACAAAGAGTTGCTTGCTGCTTTGCAGCTTGTGCTTACACAGTTTGGGGTGAAGCGATGAGTGCTTGGCTTATAGCAATGATTGGTGTTGTCTATTTGGTGGTGGCTGTAGATCTACTATTGAAGGGAAACATGGGACTGGGCATAGCCTTTGTTGGTTATAGCTTAGGGAATGTAGGACTTTATCTAGCAGCAAAGGGGTAAACATGACTGAAGAAGACGAAGCATTCACTGAAATTGAGCGCAGAAGCAGAGCTAAGAAAGAAGCTGTGAGGGCAACTATAGCAACCAATCCTTATAGAGATCAGGTGATTGAGGAAGTGGCACAGCACGTTGAGAAACTTGGGTCAATCGCTGCGGGTATTTTGGCAATGTACATAAGGGAGATGAAGCAATGACTTGCCCGCCATGCACATACACCTGCAAACAAGGTAAAAATTGTCCTGCAAAAATAAAAACGCCGACACAACGTGAATGGGTTGATTTAACAAATGATGAGATTGCTTTGATACACGCCGATAACCCACACCCGCAAGGATTTGCTCGTTCTGTTTTGGCAAAAAGTAAGGAGAAGAACACATGAAGTACCCGTCTTATTGCTGCCAAAAATGCGGTGAACTCATTGGTTGGTTAGGTCGAGTTATGCCATTTCACAAATGCAAGGAGAAGAACACTTGATTGACAAAATAAGAACACTGTTTGGAAGAATACGTGGCGGTCATGGAAGCAAACAAACTATAATGACAGAGGCTTGTGCATGGCGTTGTCGCAAATGCTCAACAATATTTCTTGACGAAGAAGAAGCTAAGCAACATTCATGTAAAGGAAAACCAAATGCACTATCACAAACTTGAAGACCTCATCATGCAAGCGTGGGTTACAGCAGAAGACCTTGATCTTTTATTGTGGTCATTGATGGACAGACCAACACCTATGACAGAGGATGAGCAAGCCAACATGATCATTGGCATCTCAGCCTTACACAACAGCAGAATGCAAAGGCTTTTCGATGGCTACTCTGCTGTACTAAAAACTCACGATATAAGTTATAAAGGAATAGAGTGGGAACTAAATTTATAAAAACACATCAGCCTTGTCACACTTGTGGTAGCTCAGATGGGCTATCAATAAATGATGACATGTCAACCAAGTGCTTTGTATGTAATACATTCACTCCCACCACCATAGTAGCCTCAGAGGAAGAACACATAATGCTTGCAGAAGAAACAGAAGTTAAGGACATTTCCTTTCTTAAACAATATAGAGAAGGCATGTCAGTGTCTGTATCTGACAGACGTATTACTAAAGCAACAATGGAAAAGTTTGGTGTTGTTAAGTGTGACAACAATTTATATTTTCCTTATCACGATAAGGACAGCCAGCTTGTAGCTGCAAAAGTTAGAAGCACTAAAGAAAAATCTTTCTCCACTGCTGGTGCATGGGGTAAAGGCACATTGTTTGGGCAACACTTGTTTCCCATTGGTGGACGCTACCTCACAATAGTGGAGGGTGAGTTTGATGCACTGGCTGCATACCAAATGACAGGGTCTAAGTATCCTGTTGTGTCCATACGTAATGGTGCTGGTTCTGCATTGAAAGATTGCAAGCAACATTATGAATACATCAACAGCTTTGAAAACATCATAGTGTGTTTTGATGGTGATGAGCATGGAGTGAAGGCAGCTAAAGAAGTGGCTGAGCTTTTCGGTAGCAAGTGTAAAGTGTTCAAGCCTTTGCCTGATTACAAAGACGCATGTGATTGGCTCTCTGAAAGCAAGGAAGCTGCCTTTGTAGACAGGTGGTGGAGGGCTGAGCAATTTGTTCCAGATGGTATTGTCTCTGGCTCCACCTTGTGGGATGAAATGTCTAAGCCTTTGGCTCCAGCAGATTGCTTCTATCCTTGGCAAGGACTCAATGAACTTACCTATGGTATGCGCTTTGGTGAGCTAGTGACTATCACTGCTGGCAGTGGATTGGGTAAGAGCCAAGTGCTGCGAGAAATTGTATGGCACATTGTGCAGAAGACAGAGGACAACATTGGTCTTATGTTCTTGGAAGAGAGCATTCGTAAGACAGGCTTATCCATCATGTCCCTTGCAGCTAATGTTCCATTGCACCTACCTGACCATGAAGTTGGTGAGGAAGAACGTAAGAGAGCTTTTGATAACACGTTAGGTACTGGTAGATTGTTTTTGTTTGACCACTTCGGAAGCACATCAACAGATAACATTATCAATCGTGTTCGTTACATGGCAAAAGGACTTAGCTGTAAGTACATCTTCCTTGACCACGTATCAATCATTGTGTCTGCACAAGAGAGCGGTGATGAGCGTAAAGCCATTGATGAAATAATGACCAAGCTTCGTATGCTTGTGCAAGAAACGAATGTAGCTCTTGTTATTGTCAGCCACTTGAAGCGTCCCTCTGATAAGGGACATGAAGAAGGTGCTGTCACTTCATTGGCACAGCTTAGAGGCAGCGGCTCCATTGCTCAGCTTAGCGACATGGTGATTGGTCTTGAACGTAATGGTCAAGCAGAAGAAGAACAGGTACGCAACATGACTAAGGTTCGTGTACTTAAGAACAGGTTCAGTGGAACTACAGGGCCTGCTGGAAACTTGCTTTATAACAAGCATACTGGTAGGATGTTGGAATATATTGAAGAGGAAGGCGAAGCGTTATGAAACAGAAACCAATTGTCACCTTTGTAGGTGAGGCTGAGTTTTTTGATCGAACCACCACTCAGGCTGTAGTGTATGGTTTAGATCATCCCCGCTTAGGTGAAGCTAAAATCACTACAAGCACAGTGCTTTATAAGTTTGATGACGGAAGTTTTGAAACACTGAACACAATCTACAAACCACACAATGATCTATCTTGACATAGAAACAAACACAAGCCATGACACCATATGGCTTTGTGTAACTATGCAAGACGGTGTGCTTACACACTGGAGAAATCCTGAAGGGCTGCTTCAACACTTAGGCGATGATGAAGTGTGTGGACACAACATCATTGGCTTTGATGCACCAGTGTTACAGAAGGTGTGGGGCATAGTCATTCAACCAAGCAAGCTAGTTGATACTCTCATCCTGTCTAGACTGTACAAGCCTGACATTGAAATGGTTTGTATTGAAGGACAGAGAGCACCATCCCTGCACAGCCTTGAAGCATGGGGCATTCGTTTGGGAGAGCACAAGATTGGTTTCACAGACTTTGATGCTGGATGGTCTGAAGAGATGGCTAAGTATTGTGAGCAAGATGTGTTGTTGCTTAGAAGACTTCACCTACATCTAACTAAAGTTATGGCTGATGAAGGCTTCAGTGCTAAGAGCATTCAGCTTGAACATGAAGTGGCTATTGTCTGTAAGAAGATGGAAGACACAGGCTTCATGCTTGATGAGCGCAAGGCTATGCTGTTACAGGCTGAGCTTAGTGGACGCATGGCTGACATTGAAGGACAGATGCAAGAAGTGTTTAAGCCCATTGTTGAAGAACGCTGGTCGGATAAGACAGGCAAGCAATTGAAAGATAAAACCACCATCTTTAATCCGGGCAGCAGGCAGCAAATAGCTGAGCGTCTACAAGGCTTAGGTGTTGTGTTCAATAAGAAGACAGAGAAGGGTAACATCATTGTGGATGAGACAGTGCTTGAAGGCATTGATCTTCCTGAAGCAAAGCTTGTTGCTGAATATCTTATGCTACAGAAACGTGTAGCACAGATTAGCAGTTGGCTTGAGCTTGTACAACCTGATGGCAGGGTGCATGGCAGAGTGATTACCAATGGTGCAGTGACAGGTAGGTGTACGCATAGTAGCCCTAACATGGCACAGGTTCCAGCCGTAGGTAATCCCTATGGTGCTGAGTGCAGAGAGATGTGGACTGTGCCTAAAGGAAAGGTGCAGGTGGGTGTAGACTTGAGCGGTATTGAGCTACGCTGTCTAGCCCATTACATGCGTGATCTAGAGTGGCAAGAAGAACTCTTGAAGGGTGATATCCACTGGAAGAACTGTCAAGCTTTTGGTCTTGTTCCTAAAGGCACAGTGAAGGATGATGGTAATAGTGAACACAAAAAGTTTCGTAATCAAACGAAAACTATGACATACTCAATGCTCTACGGCGCTGGTGCTGCTAAGGTTGGACTCACTGCTGGTGTGTCTCCAGCAAAGGGTAAGAAGCTCATTGAGAACTTTCTTGATAACACTCCAGCTTTAAAGAAGCTGAAGGAGAAGATAAACAAGATTGGTGTCAATGGAAAATTACCCGGCCTTGATGGTAGGATATTAGGTATAAGATCACAGCATGCTGCCTTAAACACTTTGCTTCAATGTGCTGGTGCAGTGGTGGCTAAGCAATGGCTTATAGAATCTACGAAGGCTTTGAACGAAGCTAACATAGATGCAAAGCTTGTAGCTTTTGTACATGATGAAACACAATGGGAAGTAGATGTATCTCAGGCACAACAAGCTGTAGATATAATAGAAAAAGCTGCAAC